AGCTCGACAACGGCCGATTCACGGCGCAGCCCACCAACCAAGTGCTGATAGACGATCGCAGCTGGGTGGACGAGCTCAAGTGGCCGACGTTCCTTAAGCGCCAGCGCGACTGGCACAGCGCGGAGGATTCCGATTGAAGTACCTCTCAGTCTGCAGCGGCATCGAAGCCGCATCCGTCGCATGGCACCCACTCGGCTGGCAGCCGGTCGCGTTCAGCGAGATCGAACCGTTCCCGTCTGCGGTGCTCGCGCATCACTACCCCAACGTGCCGAACCTCGGCGATATGACCAAGTTCACGGAGTGGCCGGATGAACCAGTTGACCTTCTTGTCGGAGGAACCCCCTGCCAATCCTTCAGCGTCGCGGGGCTCCGCAAGGGCCTCGAAGACCCTCGAGGAAACCTCATGCTCACGTACCTTGCAATCGCTCAGCGTTACCGGCCTAGATGGGTTGTCTGGGAAAACGTCCCCGGCGTCCTGTCATCGAACGGAGGACGGGACTTTGGAACCTTCCTCGGGGCGCTGGGGGAGTTGGGGTATGGGTGGGCCTACCGAGTCTTGGACGCTCAATGGTTCGGAGTGGCCCAGCGCCGCCGTCGTGTGTTCGTTGTCGGACATCTTGGAGACTGGCAGCGTGCCGCAGCGGTTCTTTTTGAGCGCGAAAGCGTGCGCCGGGATTCTCCGCCGAGCCGGGAAGCGCGGCAAGGCGTTGCCGGCGGCGTTGGCGGTAGCGTTGCAAACGGCAGCGCAGGAGTAACGCCGCACATTTTCAAAGTCCGCGGCGGCGTTGAGCGCGAGGATGGCAGTCGCGGCAGCACCAACATCGGCAAGCAGGCTGGCAAGGGCTACCTCGGCAGCGAGGAACGCGCCTTTACGTTGGCGGCGGCGCAAGATCAGTTTGTGGCGCAGCCCGTCGCATGGTCGCAAGAGGTCGCCGACCCGCTCACCGCGAACGAGGGTCGCACCTACACGCACGAAGGCAGCAACAATTTCCGCACGCGCAACGTGCAGGCCGTAGCACAGCCTGCGGCCACCGCCATGCAAGTCCGCCGCCTCACGCCCGTCGAGTGCGAGCGGCTGCAAGGCTTCCCTGACGGCTACACGAACATCCCGTGGCGCAAGAAGCCCGAAGCACCGGACGGGCCGCGCTACAAGGCATTGGGTAACAGCATGGCCGTGCCGTGCATGGCCTGGATCGGCAAGCGGATCGCGGAGGTGGACCGTGGCGATTGAACTCGACGACTGGGACAGGGAATGGCTCGCGCGCGCGCACAGCGAGGCCGAGTACCGGGCGAAGTGCAAGGAACTGATGGAGCGGTGCGCCGAGTACGGCGCCGAGCTCGAGCAGCTGCGCGGGCAGCGCACCGGCTGCGCGTACCCGAACTGCCTCGACGGCGGCGGGCGGTGTCACGCGATGTTCAAGGGCGAGTGTGCGGGACCGAGGGGGGTGAAGCCGTGAGCGTGATGCCTAAGGCGTTGTTGATGGCCGGACGATTGCGCGAGGCTGAGCGGTATACGCAGGGCGCGAGGGTGGCAACGCAAGTTGCTGCCGCCGCCGAACTGCGCCGCCTGCATGCGGAGGTCGAGGCGTTGAAACTGGAGAACAACAATCTGCGATGGCTTTCGATGCGGATGACACCGGCCAAAGCAGAGGAGGTGAAGCCGTGAGCCACATCACCCTGCCCCGCGCTGTGGGGCTGCACATCCGAAACTCGTTGCGTGGAATCGTCAATGCTTCGGACGATGATTGCGGCGAGGAAAAATGCCGGGAGTGCGCCCCGGTGCGCGTGATGCGTGAAGCCCTCGCCGCCCTCGCCGCCGCGCTCGCGGAGCCGGAGCCAACCGTCAAGGATTCCTTGACTGTTGACGCCAAGCCGGAGCCGGTGGCCCATGTAGAGAACGGGGTGTTGGTTCGCAGCGCGTTGCCGAAGGGGTACACCGGGCCGCTCTACGCCGCCCCACCGGAGCCGCCCGCCATCGCCCGAGCGGTCGAGGCCGAGCGGGAGGCGTGTGCGAAAGTGTGTGATGACTTGGTGTTGGCGCATCCCGGTCGTGCCGACTTGACCGCTGACCAATGCGCCGAGGCTATTCGCGCGAGGGGGGCGCAAATGAGTGACGCGATTAATCCCGATCGCTACAAGCAGGGCGATAAGGATTGCATCGACGCGATTAATCCTAATCACTACAAGCAGGGCGACAAGGAAGGCATCGACGCACTTCGCGCCGCTTTGTGGAACGGCATCCGTGCGAGGGGGAGCAAATGAGCCTCGCCCTGCTGACCGAGGTCCGCGACGCCCTGCGGCGGCTCGACCCCGCCTGGTGCGCCGTCAACGGTAAGGAGCAGATCGGCGACGAGGAGCTTGACGAGCTCATCGCGCGCGTCGAGGATGCCGTGGAGGATGGTGATGGAACGCCCGCCTGACTTTGACGCCTTCTTTCGGCTGCTGCGCGACGCGATCATCGCGGCGATCGGCATCCTGCTGTTCTGCGCGCTTCTTGTGGAGGTGATGACATGAGCGACCCCATCAACCCGAACCATTACAAGGCCGGCGAGATCGAGTGCATCGACGCCATCGAGGCGCAGCTCTCGCCGGCGGAGTTTCGCGGATACCTGCGCGGCCAGGTGGCCAAGTACAACTGGCGGCTCGGGCTGAAGGATTCCGTGGAGCAGGACGCCAAGAAGATGCTCTGGTACGCCTCGATGCTGGCCGGCGTGGACCCGAGAAAGCGCTAGACCGCCTCTCCCCGGAACCACGCCTCCCCTCCATCGACCACCACGATCTCGGGCGGCAGGAGCCGACCCTCGCGGAACGTGAGCACCGCGAAGCCCGACGCCCAGTTGAGCGGGCCCGCCTCGACGTAGGTGAACTGCGGGCCGCCGACGTCGGCCATCGTGCCGGTGTCTACGCCGTATCTACGGCCGCGGTAGTCCGCCCAGGGCGTGACCTTTAGCTGGTGCAGGTGGCCGTGGACGTAGCTCACGCCGGCCTTGAGGGTCGAGTTTATGGCCGCGTGCAGGCCGCCGCCGACCGGGCGGTGCCGGATGCAGACCCAGCCGTCGGTCTTGGCGTTGAGGTGCAGCGCCCAGCCGGCGCGCCACTTGGGCAGGAAGTCCAAGAGCGTCGAGCCAGGCATCCCCTCGACCTCGGAGGCACGGCCGGAGAGGTAGTTCTCGAACCGCGCGTCGTGGTTGCCGATCGTGCGCACGAGCTTGGCCTTGCCGGCGGCGCGCTCAATCTCGGCGCACCGGTCCTGCACGGCGTGGATCTCGTCCTTCAGCTGCGGCTGCTGCTCCCACATGATCCGCGGGTGGCGCGAGATGCGAGCGCCGTCGAGGATGTCGCCGTTGAGGACGACCATCGCGGGCTTGAGGGACTTGGCGAGCCGGCAGAATGCCTCGTGCGCGACCGTCACCACGCCCGGCCAGTAGTGGCAATCCGACGCGACCAGCACCACGCCGTCGGCGAGCGTGTCGTGCATCTCGCCCTCGTACTTCTCGGCGCGCTCGGCGGCGAGGGCGTTGGCGCGGTGGCCGGCGAGGCTCTGCGCGCTCGTGCCGCGGATCGGGCTGATGGCCTCGAGCGCCATGCCGTACTTCGCCTCCATCGCCCGGCGTCTGCTGTAGACGCTGCGCAGTCCGATGTTGAGCGCCTTGGAGACTAGCGTGGCCTTCTTGAGCCGCCGCCAGGCGGCGATGAACTCCTGATCCGATGCGGTCAGCGGCACGGCTTGGCTCCAGAGTCGAAGGTCGTCAGGGACTGATGGAGCAGGCTCGCCAGGTTATCCACGAACACCTCGTCGTGTGACAGGGGATGGTTCATCTCGTCGAGCAGCGCGTGCGCCCACTCGTGGCAGAAGGTCTGCTGCAGCTCGGTGTCGCCCTGGTCGCCGCGCAGGTCGATGCGGTGGCACGCGGGGTCATACATCCCGACGGTGTTCATCGAGTGTGGCCACCGGGTGCGCGGCATGATGCGCACGGTGAGCTGATGACCGTGCAACTGGAACCGACGCGGGATCTGCAGCCGCTCATGGCGGCTGGTGCGGTCAGTCTTGCGACGAGAGGAGGCCTGCTGCTGGGGCA